GCTAATATTTCTGATTCTATAGATAGATTATATAAAAAATATACATCTGTTAAAAAAGTTAAATTGAAAAATCCGCACTATATTGCACCAAGTTATTAACAAAAGGATAGTAATGAACAGAAACAAATTTGGACTCCCTTATATTTTTGACCATGTAAAAGCACAAGATCAAAGAAGGCTAGACAATCTTGATTATATGGTTAAGAATTGTCCAAATGATTTCAAAAAAATCTGGACTAGCAAAAGGAAAGAACTCAAGGAACAAATTGAAAAAAGAAGACATAAAACCCTTAACTAAGAAACAATTGAAGGATCTTAAGGAAAAGATGCTTATATCAATTCTAAGGGGTTCTATGGCTTGTAATGGGGTATATTTTAACAGATATAGAAACTTTAAAGGAAAGGTTAAACAATTATGCTTACAGAGTATAAAATAGAAAAAAACATACCAATAACTAAAGACGCAAGAAAAGGAAGTAAATTAACAAATCCATTGTACCAAATTGCTCAAGATATGAAAATTGGAGATAGTATAAAATTTAATTTTAAAGATTTTCCAGGTGTAGAGAATGTTACTTGGGATGTAGATAAAAAAATTGAACATAGTCAAAAAATGAGAGTATGGGAAAAATCTCTAAATGCTCCTAAAACTTTAAGAAGATATTTAATAGAACTTTATGGAAAAGGATCAGTAGCAACTAGAGATTTATATAATATTCCTGAAGAATCATTAAAAGAAAATGAAAGAGGTGTGAGAGTTTGGAGGATAAAATAATATGCTTGAAACAATTATAGCGTTAGAGATTGCATTATTGATTTTTTATTATGCAACTAATTAAAAAAAATCCATTTGCTAAACTTTTAAAAAATTCTTTTTTTAAATTAAAAATATTTAAGAAAAAAAAAGGGAAAGGAAGTTATGACAGAAAAAAAAACAAAAATTATACTTGATTTATGCGGTGGTACCGGATCATGGTCAAAACCTTATTTAGAGAATGGTTATGATGTAAAAATTATTGATGCAAATGAATGGGGAAATTTAAACGAAAGCACAGATATAAGATTATTAAAAAAAATTAATAAACCTATTTATGGAATATTAGCAGCTCCACCTTGTACTCATTTTGCTGGTAGTGGTGCTAGATGGTGGAAAGATAAAGGTCTTGAACCTTTAAAAGATGGATTATCTATTGTTGATGCTGTTTTTAGAATAATCTTTGCACATAAACCTAAATTTTGGGTGATGGAAAATCCAGTTGGTAGATTAGTTCATTATATTGGTAAACCTAAAATGATTTTTAATCCTTGTGATTATGGTGATCCATATACAAAAAAAACTTGTTTATGGGGTGAATTTAATGAACCAATTAAAACACCGGTAGAACCTAAATTTATAACTGTAGGTGGCAAACGAATGTCAGAAATACATTATAAAACTTTTGCTATGAAACCAAATGATAGAGCTAGAGAAAGAAGTAAAACTCCTGGAGGTTTTGCTAAAGCATTTTATGAAGCAAATAAATGAATGAATGAATATTTATGGAGATATGCGGACTTGTATTAAATGCAAAATGAAAGCAGACGTAGTTGAAAAAGGTAAAGATTATTGTGCTGAATGTTGGTTTAAATATTTTTCTGGCGAAACTATTGAGCAATACGAAAAAAGACAAAACGAATTAGAAGAAAGGAGAAGAAAAAAATATGAAGATAACTCTTGACTCTAATGATGTTGAATTAGCTTATACAACAGCTCAAAGAAGGTTTATTGGTAATGTAAGAATGAACAAAGGCTTTTCTTATGGTTATAATAAAAACTTAAAAAATCAATTATATGATGGGTTCTTAGGTGCTATGGGTGAAGTTGTTTATGCAAAGGCAACTAATAGCTTTTTTAATGGTTCTTATACTGACAATAATGAGTTTTATTCAGAGTCCGACTTTCAAAACAATATAGAAATAAGAACTCAAGATAAAAAATCATATAATTTTTTGCTTATTAGACCTGGAGAAAAGCAAGGAAAGTATTTTTTAATAATTAAGGACAACGACAAAGATTATAATTTTACAATAAAGGGTTGGTTTTTATATAAAGATGATTTACCAACTGAAAAACTATCTAATTTTGGGTATCAGGACAGACCTGTTGCATATAAAATTGAAATAAATGAACTAACACCATTGGAGGAAGATGTCAGACAAGATAAATTTTAAATTATTTAAACCTTTTGGTTCTACCTTAGCAAAGGCAACACTGCCTTTAGAACTATTGAAAGATTTTAAGGCGGATCTAAAAAAGATTAGAGAAGACAAACAAAAACAAAAAGACCATGATTGGAGTCAAAGATTAGTTGGTGCAGTAAAAGAAGAATACCTAATTACTCCAGAGGTTTTATTAAAATGGAAAAGAGCTTTCTTCGATCCGATTATGGTTTCTTATACTAATGCTCATTTTAAACATGATAAAATTAAAAATATTTTAATTAATTCTGCTTGGTATGTAATTCAAAAATCTGGCGACTATAACCCCATGCACAATCATTCTGAATATGTCAAAGGTAATTATACTTTAAGCTGCGTTGGTTATTTAGAATTACCTGAGTCTATGAAATCAACTGATAATGCAAAAGCACATAATGATTTTAGCGGTCAAATAGAGTTTTCTGAGGGATCTGAAAATATGTTTTCTGATAGCAGACACCGAATTAATCCAGAGGTTCGTCAATGGTTTTTGTTTCCTAATTATTTAATGCACTCTGTATATCCTTTTAAATCTGACAAAGATCAGGAGAGAATATCATTTAGTTTCAACGCAACTGTAGTATTTGACAATGAATATAAACCCACAAATTGAATTTTATTTATACATAATATTGACAATTTTTGTTCTAATCTATATTAAAATTAACTATGCTTAAACAAATCGGAAAAGAGTGGAAGAAGAAAGAAGAAGGAGGAACTTTCACTGCCGATCACCTATCCCCATCGCAGCTCAATATGAACATCGATCAGTGGCATTATAACTATAATGTTTTAACTGCTGCTGAACGAAAAAAGCTCCCTGCAAACTTAAAAATGATCTTCGGTGGGTTGGTAGGTCAGGCATTACAAAATTTAATTACTGAAAAATTAACTATTGAAGAAGTAATGAAAGGAAAGAAATGAGTCAAGAAATATTAAGTAAGTTTGCACAATTACAAACTGAAAACAGAAACCAAAAGCAAGAACTGAAAAGATATTCTCAGATGCTACTTGCAAGAGATGAAGAAATTACAAAACTTAAAAAACAAATAGATGACTACCAACTTGGTGAAAAGATGGTTGCAAAGAACCAAAGCTATTTAGAGGCTAAAGCACAAAAAGATATTGACCAAGTAAAACAAAATCAAAAACTACAACAAAGGAAGGATAATGAAACTAAAACCACAAACAGAAGAAAAAAGTAAAGGCGGATTTAAAGAACGTAGAGAAAACTGTATAAAAAAACTTTCTCAAGAAGTTGAAGGTATGGATTTTAAAGGTAAGGATTATTTTACAGTTGCACTAAGACACAATCATTTATTAAAATATTTTCCAGAAGCTAGAATAGAAGAAGAAATAATTTTTCATGATAAAGAAAGAGTTATTTGTAAAACTATTTTATATATTGGTGAAACACCTTACTCTACAGGACATGCGGAAGAAAAGAGAGATTCAACATTTATTAATAAAACAAGTGCATTAGAGAATGCTGCGACCTCAAGTTTGGGAAGATGCCTTAGTGCATTTGGATTACATGGTTCTGAATATTCAAGTGCAGACGAATTAGCTAACGCAATTATTAATCAAAAAGATTCAATGGAGAGTAAAATAAAAAAAACAACAACTAAAACAAAACTCAATACATTATTCTCTGATTGGAAAAAAGAAAGTGAAATAATTGAAAAATTATTTAATGAACAAGAAACAAGTATTGAGAAAACAGGAGGACAAAATAATGTCAACAAATGGTAATGCAAAACAAAAAGATTGGGTATTGTTTCCTTATGATGCCAACAATGAAAAAGCCATCAAAATTGATTTCTCAGGTAATGTTACTTTAGACAATGGTAATAAAGGAACTATCTTAGGTGTCAAAGGACAATCAAAAGATGGTAATACTAAGTTCCTTAAAGTCTATGCTCAAGTAGGAGTTCTATTTAAAGGTGATGATAAATTTACTGGTGAAATGAACTATGCCGAAGCTGGAGGACACAAAGGTTTAATTGGATGGTTAAATGAATCTGGTAATATTTTATCTGGTTATAAAAACGATCCTAAACCAAAACAAAATAAACCGCAAAGTAAACAAATACCTTTTTAGGTGAAGATTGTTTACTTAATTTTAGCTCTTATCTCAGGTGAGGAAAGTTACATTTTGCATAAAATACAATTTGAAACAATCCTCTCCTGTGATGAAATATTTGATGCAGTAATTAAATACAAAGACATAGGAGATAGGACTTATCCTACTTATAAAAACAGAGTTGTATTTGCACATTATTGTTTAGATGAAATAGGAAATTATTATTTAGGTGTAGAATATGAATGACAATGTAAAATTTATTAATGAACTAGAAAGATTGCTAAACCAAAAACAAAATGACTATGGCGATTTTGACCATACCTCTTATGTGATGGTTGGTATATTAGAAAAATATTTATCAGTTTATAATAATGCTGATGTCAAAGTACCTTTAAAATTATTTGGTTTATTTATGATTTTTTTAAAATGTTGGAGAGTTATGCAATCCAAAGAATACAAAAAGGATAATTTTGACGATATAAATGGATATACAGAACTATTGAGGAGGCTAACATTAAATGAGCAAAAAAAGGGGTAAAAGACCAATGACACCAAAAATGTTCAAGCTATTGCAATTTATTAAGAATTACACTAAAAAGAACAAGTATAGTCCAACTTTTTCAGAAATGGCTATAGAGTTGGGTTATAAAAGTAAAAATTCTGTTTCTTCTTTAGTTAAAAAATTAGAAGAAAGAGATGAAATAAAAAGAGATTACGCAGGTTACAGTAGAAACATAGAAATAAATGGTCAAAGTAATTAAAAAAATGGATATGGAGTTAGCTGCTAATTTTGAAGAAATTTTTGATGGTGCAACTGTGCAAGAGGCAACAGAAAAAGCACATAATCAAAAAATGCCTAGTGAGTCTGCAAAAGTAAATATCACCGATACCAGACTTGTTAAGGCACACATTAAACTAATCGGTGAGGAGAATGATGAGCTTAAGAAATAGCAATGTTCGTTTATACACTAAGCTAGATAAGGCACATAAAAAGATTTTTGCTGCCAAAGACAAAGGAAGACAGTGTGTAAAAACTCTAAAGGCATTCAAAGAGTACAATCAGTTGTACCGAAGAATTGTCGAAGCTGAGAACAAAGATGCTAGATTTTTATATACTTAATTGAGTATATAGGAAAAGTTGCATTAATACTTAAGGGATTCTATACTCTAAATTAAAGGAAGGAAAAAAATGAGACTATCAAATAAAGCAAAAAGAAATTTAGAAGAAGATAATCAATTCTATGTAAGGATTGGAAAGAAACTTAGACTTGCAAGACGAACTAAAATAAATGAGTTTACTGGTAAAGAAAGTTTTATTAGCCAAACTAAAGTTGCAACCGCACTTAAAACTACTTTTCAAACTATAGGTAAATATGAAAAAGGTGAAAGCCGAATACCTTTAGTTAATCTAATCAAGATAAGTAAGTTTTTAAAAAAACCATTAAGTTATTTTTTAGATGATTGGCAAGAAACAAATATTATTGCTGAACAATTTAATACTGCATTTCAAAAAGAATATGAAAGATTGCAGAAATAATGTTTGTTCCTGTATTAGAAAAAATTAAAAAAATAAATCCAACAACTAATGAGTATGATGAGTTTGAGCATTACAAAACAATCATACCTAAAATGATTGCCAATGGTCATGCAGCTCATCAAACAATACCAAATTATGATACTTGTAAACCAGAGATAGAAGCATTTAGATGGTTCGATGGTGTCAATATTCCTGTTCATGGATATATAGATTTAAAAGGAGATAAGGTAATTATTGAGGATAAATGTAAGTTTCCTAGAAAAGGTAAGATTAAAAAAGATGGCACTAGGTCTTGGTTTACCTCAAAGTTACCTGAAGACAAACCTGATCCATTTCATCTTTTGCAAGTAGATTTTTATTGGTCAGTATTCAAAGTGCCAGTGTATCTTTGTTATATTAATGAAGAAAGTTTTAAAGTATTTCATGCAGGTAATTGTGAAGAACTAAAACCTGAAAACATAGAAAAAAGAATACCAAAGATTATTCAAAGATGTAAAGTAAGACAAAACTTAATGCAGTTAAGCAACGATGCAAAAGTAATCAAAAACTATATCCAACCTCAGTTCGATCATTACTTTTGGCGAAACGATTTAGATGAAAATTATTTGCAAGATGCAATAAAATTTTACGAAAGTTAAAAACACTAAAAAACCCAAAAAGTGTTTTCTTGTCGCACCAATCCTGAAACACCCTAAAATTTCAATCGTCTAGTTTTTAATAAAAATATTTTTTTTCAAAATTTTGAAAAACTCAATGTGGTATAATGGGTTATGAAAAAAAACAGGGAGGAAAATATGAGTCATGAATGGAAACACCCAAGCTACTATAAAGAGTTAGCAAAGGTGAGAAAAGAGTTTGAAGAAAACTCTGAAGAAGAAAACAAAAAAGAGGAGGAACAAGATGATGAATAAGTTTGTTCGTACAAAACTTTATAGCGGATCAATAAAAGATAGATTGCAAAAAAATATTGAGATGGCTAAAGAGTTAGGTGAAACATTAACTTGGAAACAATCTAAAGAATTGCTTAAAGAGTTAGACAAGCAAGAGATTTGGGTAAATAATATTTATCAAGTTAATGTATTAAGAGGTAAAGATTGCGACCAATACGTTCATAATAAATCACTTAAAGGAAGATGTGATTACATAACTATTAAGACCCATAACAAAGAAGCAATAAGAGATTGGCGACATTTTCAACAAATAAAAAATGAGTTATGCGGTGAGGATAGAGAGGCTATTGAGTTGTTTCCATCTGAACAAAGACTTGTAGATACCGCAAATCAATATCATTTATGGGTTCTACCAAAAGGTGAAACTATGTGTTTTGGATTTGCAACTAGGAAAGTTGACTACACTGAAAAACTTGGTGGTTTCAATAAAGCAGGTCAAAGACCTTTATAACATTCTTGAGGCAGTCTGAAATATGGCTGCCTTACCAATCAAATTTTTTTTCCTCTTTTAATTGTTGATCAACACTATTTAAAACTTTTTGTTTCAGGTCATCATCTTCTTTCATACATTGATAATGAGCA